CGAAGTCCGCCATTGCATGTGAATGGATATGGGATGACGTCAATTTGGATGGCGGACAACTTATCGTATGCCTGATTTTACCTGTTCCCGCAAACTACAGCCCCGAGCAAGCGTACCCCGCGGACCTAACTGATGTGCCTGACGGTATCGTCCAGTTTCCGAAAGCTCTCCCTCTGATCGAAACGGTTTAAAGGACCTGAACATATGTCCAACATTGACTGGTCACAATTAATTACCAAAGAAATGAAAGACGCAGTTACTGAAGCTCGATCCCTTGCCAAGGCGAAGAGCGATTTGCTCGAGCGGAGCAGTGCTGCAGCTCAACAGATCGCCCGCATTCAGGACCGCATTGAAACGCTTGGCTATGGCATTGAGGCCGGAGATGCAACCGAAGAAGAAGAGACGGAAGCGGCTGTACTCGCGCCTGTTCTCAAGGCCTGGAAGGCCTACAAGTTCGCGCTGGGCAAGGTAACCGCACAGCCTACTTGGCATCAGGCGCCAGTCTGGCCGGTCGCGCCTGCTATTCCAGAGATCGCCGCCGCACCGATGCTTGTGGAAGAACCACTGGCCTGACGTACACCTGCCACCGAACCCCGCCATCCAGCGGGTATTTTTTTGCCTGGAGAAAACCGAATGTCCATCACGGCACAGCAGCTGCTGCAGATCCTCCCGAACGCCGGCCAGAGAGCCGGCGTTTTTGCACCCGTTCTCAATACGGCGATGAGCAAGTACCAGATCGTGACACCGCTGCGCATCGCGGCATTCATTGCCCAGGTCGGCCATGAGTCCGGTCAGCTGCGTTACGTGCGGGAGATCTGGGGCCCAACTACGCAGCAGTTGGGGTACGAGGGGCGCAAAGACCTGGGCAATACCGTGCCGGGCGATGGCTCCAAATACCGTGGGCGCGGCCTGATCCAGATCACTGGTCGGGCGAACTATGCCGAGTGCGCCGAAGCGCTGGGCCTGGATCTGATCAACCACCCCGAATTGCTCGAGCTGGCACAGCACGCCGCGATGTCGGCTGCTTGGTTCTGGCACCGGGCCGCGCTCAACACGCTGGCCGATAAGGGCGACATGCAGCAAATCACGCGAAAAATAAATGGTGGGCTTAACGGCCTTCAGGATCGATTGAGCCTCTATAAAAAAGCCTGCGAGGTGCTAAATGCCTGAAGCAATCAACCCTCGCTGCCAAGACGGAAAATTCAGAGCCCTGCCTCTTGAGCCAGGCGAAAAGTACAACATGCTCACCGTTATCGAGCGAACTGAAAAGCGTGGCAATAACTGGGCATGGTCCTGCCTATGTGATTGCGGGGCAGTGACAGAGGCTCTCGCTTCCAATATCAGGTCTGGAAATACGAAGTCTTGCGGATGCCACAAGAGATTGATCAGCGCAACCAAATGCAAGACTCATGGATCTAGCGGGACCCGGTCATATTGGCTATGGAAAAACATGATGAGGCGCTGCAATGACCCGCGCAATCCTCACTACTCCAACTATGGAGGCCGAGGCATCACAGTATGCGCGCGCTGGCATGAGTTCCAGAACTTCCATGCGGACATGGGCGAGAGGCCGCCCGGGCATTCCCTGGAGCGTAAAAACAATGACCTTGGATATTGCTTGGGAAATTGCAGATGGGCCACACGGGCTGATCAAGCCAGAAACACGCGGTCCAACGTAATGATCACGCGGGGCGGGGAGACAAAAACCATGGCTGAGTGGGCCGAAATCACTGGCATTCCCTACGCCAGGATACAAGGAAGGCGCCGCATGGGCTGGAATGATGAGGAGCTATTCCTCGGCAAGCGACCTAAGCGCATCAACGGCGGCGCGAACGGACTGGCTGATCGGCAGGCGCTTTACGCCCGAGCGCTTGAGGTGCTGGCGTGAAGGCCCTGCCGTGGAAGGCAGTCGGCCTGCTGCTGATCCTGCTGGCGCTGGCCGGTGCGTTGTACGGGGCATACCTGCACGGCGTGACCGTCACCGATCTGGCCTGGAAGGCGAAGTGGGCCGAGGAAGTGAGCACCCAATCCGAAGCGGTGGCCACCACGACCACCGATTACCGAACCGAAGAGCAACGCCGCCAGAAAGCGGCCAACCAGGTGGCAAACGATGCAAGACAAGAACAGACCGCTGCGCTTACTGATGCTGCTGTCGCTGACGCTGCTGGCGACCGGCTGCGCGTCGAAGCCCGAAAGCTGGCAGCCGCCACCAGTTGCGCCCCCGGCGATACCGGCGCTGCCGAACGAGGCAAGGCAGCCAGCCGCGCCGCCATGGTGCTCTCCGAACTGCTCGGCCGGGCTGACGCGCGAGCGGGAGAGCTGGCAAAGGCTTATGACGAATCCCGAATAGCCGGGCTGGCGTGTAACCGCTTTGCCGATGAGCTATCCAATACCACCAATTCATCCAGGCCGTAGGCCGCCGGGGAAGCACTGTGCAGACAGCAACGAAGCAAGAAACCTACGACCGCACGATGAAAGTGACGTTGGCAGTGAAAGCGAACGGCGGTTCGGTGTCGGTCCAGATCCAGGCTGGTGACAGCTGGATCAACACCGACACGCTCTGGAGCGACGGGGCGTATCAGTTGAGCATTCCGCCCGCGACGATCCGCTATGTGCCAACTGGTGGCGCTTCATTCGAGGTATACGCATGAGCCTTCTGGTCAACCCGATCCCACGTCGCCAACCGATTCGCAGGGGCATGGGTCTGCTCGGTGATAGCTTCTCGGGCAACTGCCACACCATCGCGGCGACGGCGTTCGGCACCGAGGCCTACGGCTATGCGGCCATGATCGCGGCTCGCACCGGTCTGTTTCCCAGCTACGTCGACAACCAGGGCAAGGTCGGCGACCACACTGGGCAGTTTCTGGCCAGACTTCCAGCCTGCATTGCGTCGTCCACTGCCGACCTGTGGCTGCTGCTGTCGCGGACCAACGACAGCACCACGGCAGGTATGAGCCTGGCCGACACGAAAGCCAACGTGATGAAAATCGTCACTGCGTTCATGAACACGCCCGGGAAGTACCTGATCGTCGGCACCGGTACGCCGCGCTTCGGCAACAGGGCGCTGACCGGCCAGGCGCTGGCCGATGCGATCGCCTACAAAGACTGGGTTATCAGCTACGTCAGCCAGTTCGTTCCGGTGGTGAATATCTGGGATGGCTTCACAGAGGCCATGACGGTGGAGGGGCTGCACCCCAATATCGTGGGCGCCGACTTCATCAGTTCGCGCGTGGTGCCGATCATCAAAGCCAACTTCGAATTTCCCGGCATTCCGCTGCCCACGGACGCTGGCGACGTTTACTCGGCCATCCGCCCGTTCGGTTGCCTCAACGTCAACCCTCTGCTGGCGGGCACTGGCGGCGCGCTACCGGCTGGCGTGAACGCGGTGGCCGGGTCGGTGCTGGCGGACGGTTACAAAGCCGTTGGCTCTGGCCTGACCGGTATCACCACGCGCTGGTTCAAGGAGCCTGCCGCCTATGGTGAGGCGCAGTGCATCGAGCTGCGCGGCAACATGGCGGCGGCGGGCGGCTACATCTACATGCAACCCACAGCCAACGTGGTACAGACCAATCTGGCGGCCGGCGACGTTATCGAAATGGTGTCGGCGGTGGAATTCATGGGTTCGTCGCGGGGCATTCTGGCTTGGGAGGCTGAGTTGACCATCACCAAGACGGTCAACGGCGCGTCGTCCACGTTTTACTATCGGTCGATGGACAAGTACCAAGAGCCGTTCACCATGCCGGCCAGCTTTTCCGGGGAGCTGGAAACGCAGCGCGGCACGATTGACTTGACTGAGACAGTGATCACGTCTCGCATGGGCCTGTACCTGGCTGCAGGCGTGCCGCAGGACTCGACGGTCAAAGCCGCGCAGTTCGGGATACGCAAGGTGTAGATGGGGGAGACGGCGCTCCGCTACTCTGTCGGAACGCCCCGTTGGCGGCTGAGTGAATGCGGCAGCTTGTTCGGGCAGTGCGGGTCTTCGATAAAGCCTCGCCCGTCACAGTGCGTGCAATCGTCACGCACTGCGAATCCATCCAGGCAGTGAAGGCATCTGATAAATATCGAGTAGCTATGACGCTCCCATAGCGAAACGTAGGCCTTGAAGTCGCCTTGGTCGAGGGCTACCGCTGAGGCGTCGACGAGCGCTCGATATTGATCCTCATCGCTCAGGCGTTGATAGCTCACACCGTTGATCTGCCTGGATTGCTCAACCAGCGTCAGCGTCTGGCCGGTTTCGGTATAGATGTAGCGACCCTCAAGCACGCCGTACTTCTTGTAATCCCTCATGATGAGGTCGTTTTTCTCATCGAGAAAGGCGAAGTGGGCGGCATGGTAGGGCGACTGGTCGGCCTCATGAAGTACATATCGGGAGTTCAGCAGGCTGCCGACTACGACGCCGCCCTTGTTGTAGGCCAGATAGTCCGACGCCTGATGCCGCCATTCATGGTTGCCTTCCTCGGTGAAGTGGCAGAAGGCAGCGCTGGCCAATTCGAATAGCTCAAAGCGCTCCAATGGGTCGACCAGCCCGCCG